TGAGGCCCGCCGTCGCGTCGTGCTCAAGCGGGTGAGTGGTGCGTCCTTGCTGCTGCGGCTCCGCCGCCATCCTTCCGCCAGCTGGCGTCGTGCCAGCCAGCAGTCCTAGTACGGGTAAATCTGCTCTTCCGGCACCGCGAACGTGCGAGTGCCACCGCCCGGCACGTGGGCGCGGATCACGTACACCTCGTGGTCCTGGTGCTGCATGACCGTGCCATGCCACAGCTCGCCGTCCGGGTCAGAAAACAGGACGAACTCGCCGTCGTCCCAGACCTGCCGCAGGCGGCCGCGGTGAATGACTGTGCGGCCGGGGCTGATTTGCCTCCTGCCGTAGGTGTCCTCCATGCCGCCGGCGGCTGCCGCAGCCTCGTGTGCGTGAGCGTCCATGCGATGTCCTCCGTGTGTTTTTCAGGTATCTCTAAAACGAGCCAGCAGAAAGCAGCTGGGCAACGATCAAAAGCAGCTGAATCCAGAACTCAACGTTCATTGAAAACTCCATGCGGCGAGAGGATATGGAAGTATCTCTAATTTGTCAACCACATTTTCTATCGACCAGAAACTGGAAAAAATCAAGGCGTTTTTTGGCCTGTTGGCCGGCGGCCGCACATTTTTCCAAGCCGCCGCATCTCGTCTCGCTCGGCTGCCAGCCGGCGAATTTCGTCCGCGTCGTAGACAAACCACCTCGGGGAGATCTGCTGGCTCCAGATTTCGCCCCGCGTGGCCATTCCGCGAATGTGGGAGACTCCGCATCCGTAAATCTCTGCGGCCTCGGAAGTTCCGCACAAATTGCGTCGTGATGGAAATTGCAGTGCCACAGCCATGCCTCCAATGCTACAGACGACTCAAAATCAATTCCACCTTCCGGCCCACCCGCGTAGAATGCGGGTGAAACGGCAAAAGTGCAGCGGAGGGCATGGGATTAGGTACACCCGTACAGAAGTGATAATTCGTACAGGTGTTGCGACCGGCTCCCGCTCGACAGTCCAGCAGGCGGCTTGGGCTGTACCGACCAGCCTCATGAGGAGGCGTGACGTAGAGAGGGAGAGACCCCTCGGGAGTGCAACGATGACAGCTAGGGAGTTTTTCGAAACCAGGTACGCGATTCTGAAGGATTTGAGTGCACGCAGCGTCGTGCTCTACCACCACACGCTCGACAGATTTCGTGATTTCCTCGGCCGCGAGGCCGAGCTGGCAGACCTCGACGATCTGACCGTCAGCCGGTTCCTCAGGTGGCGGGCATCAACGCCGCACCGCGGCCGTCTGCCCTCGCCGGCAAGCGTCGTAAAGGATCGCACCCAGCTGTGTGCCATCTGGCGGCTGGCCGCCGAGAAGCGTCTAGTCGGTGAGTTTCCAAGCTTGGCCCGCAAAAGTGTCCCGCACAAAATTCCTCGGGCCTACACGCTCGAGGAAATGCGGGCCCTGCTCGCCGCGGCGTCGGCCCGGCCTGGCAACGTAGGCGACCTGCCAGCGGCCTGGTGGTGGCGAACTCTCCTGCAGGTGGCATACCAGACCGCCGAGCGTATCGGGGCCTTACAGGCCCTCACGTGGGGCGAGGTGGACTCCCGCACCAACAGCGTGATTTTCCTCGCTGCCACGCGGAAGGGCCGGCACCGCGACATCCTGCGGCCGATCACGCCAGAGTTGTCGGCCGAGCTTGAGCAGCACCGCGGGGCTCCCGGCAGCCTCGTGTGGCCGTGGCCCTACGAGTACCACTACCTCTGGACCGTGTTCCGCTCAATGGCAGAGCGAGCCAACGTCCGGCCGCTGGGGTTTCATGGCCTGCGAAAGAGTGCGGCCAGCTACCTGGCCGCGGCCGGCGGGGATCCCACAAGGCTGCTGGACCACGCGAAGCCGCAGACCACGCTGAGGCACTACATCGACCCTACGATCCTGAAGGAGCAGGATTCGCTGGGTCTGCTGCCTCAACTGGAGCCCCGCGACAACTAGCCAACTCGGCCAGCAGCCGCCGTCGCTCCTCCAGCAGCCGCATCACGTCGGCAGCCAGGGTGCCGCTGGTGCCGGTCCAGCCTGGCTGGCCGGCCCGGCGGGCCCGGTGCTCCATGCGGGCGAGGTCATTTTCGCTGAGCATCGCGGCCCTCCTCAAAGAGCACGATCGCCAGCAGGCTATAGGCTGAAAGGTCCAGCAGCGTGTCACGCACGCCCTCGTGGACGAGCCGGCCGGTGCGGCAGTAGGTCCGCAACCTCTGCACCTTGTCGGCGATTCGCACGAAACACCCACGCCAAGGCTCGATGTCCACGTAGTCGGCACCGTGCCGGATGTTCGCGAGCGGATCCTCCTCGCTGCCATAGTCGGCAGACTTGCTCTTGTGCAGCTGGGCCATCTCCTCGAGCAGCTCGAGAAACCGCCGCGAAGATGGATGCGAGCCAAGCGGGCTTTCCAGTTCGTCCTCTTCCTCAACTTCCTGCGTCATCGGATGGACGGTTGCCTCGTCGTCGTCGGCGTGCAGGCGGGCGTGGACAGCATCGGCGAGGGCGCGGTTGTCGGCGGCAATCTGCTCGGCTGTGGTCATGAGGTGCGTATCTCTCCGTGGGTGATGCGGATGTTCTCGACATCGAACTGACCACGAGAGTCAACCGAGACTGTCGCGAATCCGTGGTTGTATTTCGCGAATCGCGAATACTCGGGATTCAGGTCGCTCAGGCAGCCAATGCTCCACGTTGTTGTCTCGCGGCCGAACATGTCAGGTTCGCAGTGGACGCTGGTGCGGTGGCCGTGGCCGACGAGCACCGTGTGGCCGGTTCGCAGAAACGCACCGCGGGCCTGGTTGACCGGAGCGGAGATGCCTCGCTGCAGCTCGTGGCCATGCAGCAGCGGCAGCTTGCCGACAAGCACCGGCCGCTTTTCGGCGACGTACTCAACGTCGAGCTCGTGCAGACGCAGCATCTGCGGCAGGCTGCAGGCCGGCTCGTCGGCCAACTCCGCGGCGTGCTGCCAGAGCCAGTGGTCGTAACGCTCCTCGTGGTTGCCTTGTTTCAGCACCATCGGGATTGATGGGAACTCCTGCCGGAGCCACTTGAGCATCACGCGGCAGTCGGCCATCTCCCGCTTAAAATCTCGCTGCTTTGGATCCTTGACCCAACGGCTTATCGAGTAGAAGTCGCACAGGTCGCCGAGGATCACAAGGCCGTCGATGCCGACGTTCTGCAGATACCGCACCGCGGTGGTGACTGCGGTGTCGTCGTGGTAGGGCACGTGCAGATCGCTGATGATGCCCACCGTGCCGGTCACGCGCAGCTTGTGCGGCGTGAATGGCTCGGCGATGCTCTTGGGCATCTCGACGCCTTGGCCGGGCTTGCGGGCCTTGCGAGCGACCGCGGGCTTGGTGTTGCGGCCGCGCTTCCACCTGCACTGACCGAACTGCCGAGAGATTCTCGAGCGTGCGGCCTCAAGCGTGATGGCTCCGTTACACTCCTCGACCAGCCGGCGGGCCAGCGATCGGGCGGGGTGGTCAGGAAACCTGCGGCACAGCCTCCTTGCCATGTCGGTTATCGGGTCACCGCCCATCTCGCTCCTCCGTGAGCCGGTAGCCGAGCTGCCACAGAATGGTGGCGAGCGTTGACGCTACCTCGGTCGTGTGCTCCTCGCTGGCGAACTCCTGCATTGCGTGCAGAGCCTCGTGTATCTCGGTGTCGAGCCGCTCGAGGCCGTCAACGCTGGTGCAGATCGTGACCTCGCGAGCAGTCCAGTTGCACAATCCGCAGAGCTTGCGGCGTCGCAGCGAGCGATACAGCCACCGCCAGGGCCTACCCTTGATCGTGAACTTGTGAGCCTGGCGGGCGGGCACGCGATGCCTCCTTGCGTGCGTTGCGAATCGCTCGTCGCACGAGCATTTTCGCCGCCGCGTCAAGAAAAGGCAGTCCGCGGCTGGCGGCTTCCTCGCGGAGCCATTGAACTATGGTGTCGATGTTGGCCTCGCACCAGTCAGGCCCGCGGGCGTTCATTAATGCGGCTCGCTTGTTACAGCGGCACTGCGGCGATGCGGTAATGCCAATGCGGGCCAGTAGTTTTTTCAGTGCCGTGCCGGGGCCGATAGCACTCACTGGAGTCTGGCGTGATCCTAAGGTTTTGGTGAGTGCAGCTTGTTCACACAGCTCCTCGTCGCTGCGAGAGTCATTAGCCGACAACATTACGACAACACCGCCGTCGCAAAAAACGTGTCTCGTTTTTGTCATGGATTAAACACCACAGTGAAAACGCCGGCCGACTGGCTTGTGCTTTCATTAAATAACTCAATGGGAACCTCGCCGTCGAATATGTTGTTTTTGATTAGGGCTAAACCGTCAAAGTCTTCGCAAGTCAAAGTTCCTGATAGTGTGCCGGTAAATTGGTTATTGAAACCGGAAGTTATCCGGATAAACAATTCCCATTCGTTGTTTACCTGATTTGCTGTGCCAACCTGCCCCAATTGCTCAGAACATCCAACTATAAGCAGAGCAGACGGCCCACTGCCTCCGCAGCACGGCGAGCTTTCCCAAATGTATGCGCCTTCTCCCGTGTATACAGACGAAAAAGTACCCGAAAAAATTCTAAAAGAGATGTCCTGTGGGTCGTTAAATTGATCTTCAAACCAGCTTCCATCGGGCAGCTTAACTCGCGCGGCTGGCTGCGGAACCTCTGCGTAGTTGTTGTAGCCTGAGCCGCCGTCTACGACAGTTACCGCGGTTATTTGGCCAAAAGTGCCGCTTGCCGGGTTGGTGTCCACAACCGGATCTACAACCGCATCACGTCCACCTCTTCCGCTTACGATTCGCATGTCAATTTTGCAGGCTTCGCCCTCTGTTGTGCTTTCCCCCCACATTATTCCTTCGTTATTTATTGCAACACCAACAATTGCGCCCGCCCCGTCAGTAGTGACGTCGACGGTCGCGCTAGTTTGAGGGTCAGGCAAAAAAAAGGGTATTGCGTCGCGGTTTGTTACGTCAACGGAAACTGGAAAAGGCTCAAAATAACCACTGCCAGCGGTCAATATTTCGACGCCAATTAGCCGCCACGTTTTAGGAGAGGTGCCACGCTCTTGCACCGTAAATGCAAACGTTGCGCCCGTGCCGCCAAATGGCGGCCCCAACAAATCTAGCTCGAGCTGTGGCACAACGCGCTTCGGCTGGGCATAGTTTTGCCCGCCTTGGGAAACAGTGATTGAGTCAATAGCCCCGCCGGTAATGCTGTCAACAAATCCTCGAAAGCCAGTTCCGGTGCAGTCTTGAACGCATACGACAATTCCAGCATTGACGCACTCTTCGCAGGGCCCGCAATTGCAATGGCAACTGCACGAACTGCCAAGCATAAAAGGCATCAGCAGCACTCCGCTGCAATCAAATACCACTGCGTCCCATCACGAGCGATTGCACACGAGGAGTCAGTGCAGGATGTGCTCGGAGTTAGATTTGCGAAAGTGTTGAACGCAAAAACTGCGCTGTTAGGCGTCGTTGTTTTATTAACCAAAGTCACCAATTTTAGAGAATCTTTTTCCCAGTGGCCGGTGAACGTGGCCATGCGAAATACGATTCCGCCAACCCCCTCCAGCCGCGGCATACCCCAGTCGACAGGCTGCACGCCGCGCGGCCCTGCCTCAACAGTGCGGACCACATTGGCGATCCGCTTGGCAGCCTCGCCGGTAAACTGCACGCCGGCCATCTAGTCCTCGATGATGTTGATAAGCAGGCGTGTCGAGTCTGCCGCCGCTTCTGCCGCGTAGTCGCCTGGAGACATGCGAAACAGAGCCGCCTCTTGGCCCTTGAGCCGGCAGGCACCGTAGAGTGTGCCACTGTCCAGCCGCCCGACCGTCACCGTGTGCGTCGCCACAGTGGACAGATTGCGGGCGAAGCACAGGCCAAGCACGTTGATCGTCGCGGTGGAAATCTGCTGCGTCGAGGTTCCAACGTCCAGCGTAAGCGACAGCACGCCAGCGGTCGCCATGTCGGCAGTTACGTTGTTGGCCACGTAGGTCTGATTAAATGCACCATCCGCGACTCGTGCGTTGATGCTGTAGGAAATGTCGGCCATCGTGCGGCTCCTAGAATGTCACGTTTGCGGGCGGGTTGCCAAAGTAGAAACTGAAGTTTGTTTCGGGGTAGATGCGAAACTCGTTGATGGCCGGCTGCGTGTTGGGCGGCAGCAGGTTGCCAGCACCGTCGAGCCCGACAGGGCTGGCCGTTGGCACCTTGTTGCCATCGTCGTCAAACACAAACGCACGTTTTAAAATTCCATCTTCCAGAAAATTGTATCCCACGTTTGGCAGGAAAAGATTGTGGCCACTTGCTCTGTAGATCAGCGTCGCTTGAAATTCGTAGGCCTCGCCAACTGGATTGCCACCGACGCCAGCACACAAAAAGTGATGCGGGGGGGCACCGAGGAATGTCGCGTTGTTTACGTGGCCTGTGACCGCAAGAGCCGCATCGAGCGGAAAGGATGGCCGCAAGCCTGTAATGACAACACGCACCTCGGGCTCAGGGCCCATGATGCCGGCGTAGATTTCTCGAGCAGTGTTGTCTAGCGGCTCTTTGTTGTTGTTGCCCTGGCCCTCATAAAATTCAGTAATCGCAACTTCTGCCGAGCCAAACTGAAACGACCAGCTATCGGGTGTCGCCTCGGGGTTTTCTGGGTCAAAGTCGGTCGGCTCTGGCGGCTCAAGAGTGACCGTGACTTCTATTCGGTATTTGTCTTGGTCCTGAATGTCGATAGCCTTGACGACGCCATCGTCGGATGTGTCGGCAATGTCGTATCCGACCTCGGCAATAATGTCCTGATACGAAGGGGCATCGCCGTCAGTGCTGACGATAAACCGCTTCTGCAGAGTTGGCCCTGGATCGCCCAGCCGCTGCTGATAGCTGCCGCCAATGATCTCGCGTGAGCCTACGATTGCCATGTTGAGTCCCTACAAGATGTCGACCACTTCGGCCTCGGCTCGAGCCAAGTCGCGGCGGAGGCCTTGCAGCTCGCGTGTCTGCCGGCGGGCTTCCTCAAGTGCCGGATCCTCGCCCTGCTCAAGCCTCAGCAGTAGCTCCTGGCCGGCTGCGGTGCGGATGTCGTCGACCTGCAGCAGCTCGAAGGATCGCCTGCCAAGAGCGTCGGCACGCTCGCGGTCGAGCTCGGCCTGGCGTTCAGCGAGCCGCTCAGCGGCACGCTGCCTGTCCTGCAAGGCCCGCTCGGCGTCGCGGAGCGAATCGCGGATGCGAGCAGCTTCGCGCTCAAAGCCTGCTGAGTTAAGCACGCCAACATCCACGAGCCGCTGCAGCTCGTCGATCTGAGCTTGAGCGGCAACAGCTACGTCAAAACCCTCTTGTCCAAAGTTGACGGCGATGTCGACTGCAGCGTTGTTGAGCGAAGCCAACTGTCGCTGCAGCTGCTCGGCGTTAAAACCGGCCGCCTCAAGGGCAGTCTCGGTTTCCTCCACCGGATTCTTGAGTTCTACGCCCGCTTCCTTCAATCGCTCGGCCAAAGCAGCAAAGCCGTTTTCGCCATCGCGGATTAACGACTGCACCAGCCGATAGGCTTCTTGCAGCTCCTCGTACTCAACTCGCGTTACCACTCCATCGGCAGACACTTCACGCTTGAGCTGTCGCAGGTCAATCAGTGCCTGCTCGGTTTCTTTTAAGCCGCGAGCCTCCAGCAGCGTGATTTCACCATCTAGGTTGAGTTCTTGTTTTAGATCGTTAAAAGACGACTGAACGTCAAGAATCGTTTGGTCAGCAGATGCCGACCACTCTTGGAAAGACTTTGTCGCGGCCTTTGTTGACTCATCCGCAGCAAAAGCAAATTCAAGCAAAAAGCCGGCTGCTGCTCCAAATGCAACAAATGCAATGCCGATGCCAGTCGATGCCAGCAAATTACGAATTGAAGCAGCAAGCGTGTTCGTAGCGGCAGCTGCAACCGTTGCCCCTGTTGCATAAGCAAAAAGAGCTGTCGCAGCGGCCGAAAAAAGAGATGCCAGATTTACTGCGGCTACCAGAATGACTTGCCGGTATAAAAACGCAAATGCCGCGCCCGCAGCCGGCAGCAGATTATTCGCGATTGGGCCTAGCACTTGAGCCAAAAGACCTAGCACAGTCGCCACGCTCGACAGCGCATTTTGCGCAGCCGATGCGACACTTTGAATGTTCAGGCTGGCCAAAAATTGCTGGAACTCCTGAGCACCTTGCACAAGTGCCGGACTTAGCTCAGCAAGAATTTGGCCCACTACTTCGCTGACGCCTTCGCCAAGCAAGGTAAATGCGTCGTTGACTGCCTCGACTGCCCTAGCCTGCTCGTTGGTCAAGGCTCCGCCAAACTGCTCAAGAAACCCGGCAGACGTTTCAAGCGACGACGACAGATCGCCAAACAGCGGCAGCAGGTTTGCACCGCTCCGGCCAAAGATGTCGGTAGCCAACGCTGCCCTAGTCGTTGGATCCTCAATGTCGGCAATCGCCTCGGCGATTAGCTGGAATTGCTCAATGCTGCCGCGGCCAGCGAGTGAGTCAAGCGAGATGCCAAGCCTAGCAAACGCCTCGGACGCGGCCGGCACGCCCTGGCGAAAATCGTCGATCGCCACCTGGCCCCTGACGAACGCCCGCGACAACTGCTCAGACGACGCACCGGAGAGGTCGGCTGCGATGTTGAGCTGCCGCAGTTCGCCAAACGTCACGCCAAGCGATCGCGACAGCTTGGCGGTGCTGTCGATTGCCGCAGCTGAGCCGCTCGTGAATCTGCGGAATGTGTTGGCAATCGCTGAGACGCTGTTGATAAAGACTGTGGAAATCGTGACAGACTTCAACACAGAAACGTCGCGATTTGTTTCCTTGGCGGCCAGCCCCAGCTTTCGCAGCTCGACGACGCCGGCATTGATGCCGCGGGCCATGCCTGCAGCCGATGCCGAAATCTGAAATCCGAGGCCGATCTTTGCCATGCTACTGGCCTAAGTCCTTTCGTAATTGCTCAAGCACCGCGTCGATCTGCGACTGGTGCTGCGGCCGGTCTTTTCTCACCGGCACAAAATCCTCAGGATCAGGCGTGTCTCCCTTGCGTGTGTAGGGAGCCAGCATTGCGGCCACCATCAAACCGGTCTGACGCCAGCTGTCGCCGAATGGCTCGTAGTAGGTGTGCCAGGCAATCCATTCGGTAAGCTCCCGCGAGTCCATCCGCTGGCATAACTCGCCGACAGTCATGCCGAGGTGCCCGGCCAGCCGAAAGGCAAACTGCCTCGTAGGCCGGGCGTTTAGTTTTTTGCCGCCTCCTCCACGTCGGACTGGGCAATTGCGTTGTGCTCAATGGCTTTCTTGAAAAGCCGCTCCATGACGTGAATGCTTTTCTTGGACAGCTCTTCGACTTCGGCATCGGTAAAAAGCCGGTTGCCGTCCTCGTCGCACAGGCAACGAGCAAGCAGCTTCGACCGGAAGTTTTCAACGCCCTTGTCCTGCTTGCCGAGCCACTCGCATTCGTAGGCGTCACGCTCGCCGACGCTCATGACGCGAATGCACACGTCGCCGCCCCACTCA